AAAGAAGAGCAGCAAGCCGATAACGAGCGATACAAAACGATTGCACAGAAAGCAATTGCGGAGTTACGCGAAAAACTAAAGATCCAAGCGCCAGTCAACAAAATGGCTGAGGAAATCAAGGAAGTTCAACCTTGGGAACTCAAACCCGACACTGACTATTGGCCAGATCCTTTTGACCAGAAAGATGACTTCAAAAAAATGCTAGAAGCTGACGGCTTGAAAATGCCGATGGCGTTGAGAGGTGCGGCATGAAGCACACCTTGATCTTAGGCGATTGTCTCGAGCAGATGAAAGAAATTGAGTCAGGTACCGTGGACATGATTCTTTGTGATTTGCCATACGGTACCACTTGCTGTGCATGGGATTCAGTAATTCCTTTTGAGCCTCTTTGGGAGCAATACGAAAGAGTTATTAAAGAGAATGGCGCAATTGTTCTATTTGCAGCTCATCCATTTACAGCAGTACTTGCGACATCAAATCTAAATCTATTTCGCTACGAGTGGATTTGGGAGAAACCTGCAGCTACTGGATTCTTTAATGCACATTTCCAGCCGTTACGTGCACATGAAAACATCCTTGTGTTTTACAAAGCTAAGCCAACATTTAACCCCATCAAAACCTTTGGTCATGAGCGTAAGACAGCCAAGCGTAAAGACATTGGATCAGAACATTACGGCAAGCAAGTAAATATCAAGGCTTACGACTCAACAGAGCGGTACCCACGTTCAGTTCAGTTATTCAGTAGTGATAAGCAAAAAGCTAATTTCCATCCGACCCAGAAGCCAGTTGCTCTTTGTGAGTACTTGATTCGCACATACACAAACGAAGGTGAAACAGTACTCGACAACACAATGGGTAGCGGTACCACGGGTGTTGCATGTGTGAATACAGGTCGCAACTTCATTGGGATAGAGAAAGAGAAAAAGTATTTCGAGATTGCTCAAGAACGTATTGATCAAGCAGGTACTGAAAAGCGTATGCAGCCTGATCTATTTGGAGAAATAGCATGATGCTTTCAGAAATTAGGCAACAATTGGCTGTAGTAGCTCAGCGTAATGGCAGACCAGAGTACGAATTGTGTGTGCTCAAAGCTGTTCAGTTCGCTGTGATGAATGGAACAGATCATCCGCTTAAAGAGTATTTGAATAAACCTCAAGTAGCGCTAAAGAGTGTGTCAACTGTTAAAGGCCCTTCGGCTAAGTCTGGCCCTAAACGCGCTCAAGCAACTGCTGAAGAAATTAAAGCACTTTGTGAATGGGTTTCAGATGAAGTTGGACGTCAAGTCATGCTTGCAGAGAAGGCAGATACAGCACCATCAGTGCTTTGGAGAATCAACAGAACTGGTGCTTGCACGAAAGCTTTGTACACCCGTCTGATGAAAGCCAGAAAGGAAATAGAAAAACATCAAAAAGCTAATCCAATCTTAAAAACTCGTAATGAAGCACTAGCAAAAGGTCTATCTCATTATCAAGGCCGTATGTGTGAGAAGTGCAAAACAACAACTCGCTATGTCACTTGCAACAAGTGTGTTCACTGCATGGCAGAAGCTAATAAGCGCAAAAAGGAGTTAGCAGCATGAAGAAACAACGCAAAGCTCCTAAAGCTCAACACTTCCAATTGTCTTGGAATGTATTCAATGCAGTTGAAATCGTAGAGCAATACGAAAAGCAGTCAGGTGATACAAGTGGTCAACTGCCTTTGCCTGTGCTTATGAAGATTTATCAAGGCTCATTACTCACAGCTCTACAGTTTGGGACTATTCCAAATCATCAAACTTATGGCGTGACTTTCTTCGCAAAGATCAAGAAGGACTCAGGTGAGGAAGGAATTGTAGAGCGTGGGTTCCGTATCGATACACCTATGAAGCTATCAGAGTTCATTAACGGTTACTCAGATTGCTATGTGAACAAAGGGCAAGGACTTAAAACCAAAGGCTGGAAAGGCGCTAAGGAAGAGTGGCTGTCGATGATGGATGAAGAGTTCAAAGGCGATACATGTCTTGATGCTTGGGCAGTGGCTAATTGCCTTCATAGAGCTAATAAGAACGTGACCAAACGTGACGGGGTGAAGGGATGAAGCTAATAATTGGTAATAAATACAAGTGGTCACATGAGCCACAAGTTCTTGTTTACATAGGCACAAAGAACGGATGGCATCAATTCACCTTCAGAGATCGCATTTGGTGTGAGTGCTTAGATTCTGACTTGCCATATATGGAGGAAGTCCAATGAAAGCCACCCAATTCATCAAAGACCACGGTTTAGAGAAGGCGAGAGAGGTTGTTGGTGGTGCGCCTAGCAACGCTGAGAGCTTCCAAGACGGTTATTACTTTCGCACTAAGCCTGAGTTTCAGTTTCACAATGGTTTTCATCCAGTTTGGAATCTAACAGACAACAATGGTGAATGGTTTAAGAAGCGTGGTTTTGAACCAGTGCAAATCAATGATCTCAAAATCCTTTTAGAAAGCCTTCGCATCGTTGAGCAGTTTGGTGGAATTGAGAAAGCAAAGTTCACATCACGCACTAAAAATGGCATGGGTTATTTGAAGGAATGCATTAAAGACCACGAATCAATATACGGAGGCGGTGAATCTCATGCCAACTAGATATAACACAGGCGAGTATAGCTACGATCTTGAATATCACTATGGAGATATGTCAGCAAGCATGGAGATGCTTAGAGCACGTTTAATTGAATTGTTGACTCCTCATCTGTCTGGCCGTTATGTGAAATGGAGAGAAGCATATTTCACATGGTTTACAAAGTGCGGCGGGGATTCGGGGTGGATGTTTTGTGTAGGTCCACACGAATTTCATATTGATGGGGCGTTAAGGCGCTATTACTCAGGTTCTATTGATATTACCTACAACCAGAAAGATCGATATTTCTTGGTGGGTGAGAAAAAGAAAGTCAAATGTAAGGCTTGTAAGGGGTTTGGCTTCATTCGAGATGATGGGTGGGGGCATATAGATAAATGTGAAATGTGTGATGCAGAAAAAGGAGCCAGCCATGAGTGAGTTTGAGGGTAAATCTGGAAAGTGGGCTTGGGAGATTCAAAAAGAACAACAAGCGAATTTAGTTGAGCTAAGAAGTTCAATTGAAAACCTAGTTCAAAAGTATAAACACGATGCTCATGCTTCAAGCCTTTTTGGCGATCAAGATAAAGCACGAGTTTATAACTGCTTTGCTAATCAGTTGAAAAATTTGCTGAAAGGTGGTGCTTGATGTCATCAGTCAGCATTGCTGAATACCGCAAGTTATTTCCGATAAAGAAAAATAAAAAGCGGCGTTCAGCAAAGCAAGTTGCCAGACAACCAAGTGTGGGTGAAATGGTTCTGGCAACGCATTTAAGAGCATGCAAGATCGGTTTTGAACAGGAATATAAGTTCCATCCAAAACGCAAATGGAGAGCTGATTTTCTGATTATTGGTACAAAAATTTTGATTGAGGTTGAAGGCGGGATCTGGAGTGGAGGCCGTCATACAAGGGGCAAAGGCTATATAGGGGATATGGAGAAATACAACTCCGCAGCAATGATGGGTTTTACAGTTTTACGGTTCAGCACAGAGCAAGTTAAAGCAGGCGTTAAGGTGTTAATGTGATCTTTAGCTTGAGTAATCAGGTCAGCCAAGAAAGTAGGGTGTGCTTTTTTGTTGTCTGTGAGATAAATATCGCATTTCCGATATTATTAGTCAATAGGTAATCCGATATTTTTATAGAAAATCCGATTTTTTATGCTTTAATAGACAAAAGAAAACCCACACTGGGTGGGTTGGATGATAATAAATCGTTAAAATTTATTTATTGTTTAGTACCTTTGCCTTAGCTTCCCTTGATTCTTTACGTGCTTTAAGAGTTTTTTCCAACATTGAGATTTCTCTTAAATCACTCCAAGCCAAAAAAAAGCTAACAATTGAAGAAAGCCCGATTGATAGGATTAAAGCCAACAAATGCTTTTCAGTAAGTAAATTTATTGAATTTAGGACAAATATACTAAAAACAATAACAATAAAAAGAATAGCTACATATAAGGACGACTTACTTCGTATATCTACTGTTGAAGTTAATCTGTCTCTCTCAGACTGACTTAATCCATCAAGTTTGAGTGCATCTAGCATGCCCTTATAGGCTAAATAAATTTGACTTAAGGGCAAAAGCAAAACAAACGAAAATTGGGTTAAGCTAATACTGATATTTAAATCCAAATATCTGAAAGATATTGAAAAAATGACAAAAAAGGCTACTAACACTAGCGCAATAAATCTAGCATTGTTATAGAACGGTAAGTAGCGTTTAGCCATATTTAATCGCCAAAATTAATATTGGTGGTCATCCAATTATACAACTGAACTTTAAGCCCATCGTTATAAACTTTATTATTAATCGTTTCAACGGAAATCTTTCCACTCATTTTTAAATTATCAGCAGTAACCTTTGTTCCATCTTCTAGAGTAATAACATAGTCATCATTATGTCTCATAGATGAAGCTACTGTATCAATAACTTTTTGTCCGCTTTTTGATGTGCGCCGGTTATAAGTTAGAG